GGCACGGCGTCCAATATTTCTAAAGGCTGAGGCGCGCACTATGGCTCCAAGCTTTTTAGTGTTTTAGTCTTGTTTTACTTAAGTTAAAAGCCGATAGGGCCGGATGCTGATCAGTAAGAGCGAAGCAGCAACAGTGTTGGGTGTTAGTCCAGCTGCTATCACTCACGCGATTAAGAAAGGGCGAGTCGTTCCGGTTGACCGTGATGGCAAGCAGTGGATTGACGGCGAAACGCTAAGAGAGCAGTGGGGCAACGCACGAAGTCGGATGCGGAATGTCAACGCGAGGGTGCCGCAGTCTGAGCCGAAAGCTGTTGTTCGTGCGGCGGAAGATTTGCCGGACTACAACGAAAGCCGGGCAAGGACTGAATGGCTTAAGGCTGAGCTGATGGAGCTTGAGAGGGCAGAGAAAGAGGGCGAGCTGGTGCGTGCTGATGAGGTGGCTAAAGCTTGGACCGAGTTAGTCGCGATAACGCGGACGAAAATAATGGCGGTTCCGTCGAAAGCTAAACAGCGCATACCGGAGATCCCGGCGGATGCGTTTGTGGCGCTTGAGGAGATTGTGCGTGAGGCCCTGGAGGACTTGGCTAATGGCTGACATTGCTGAGCTGATGCGTGGAGCTTTAGAGGCGTTCCGTCCGCCGGAGAAGCTGACGCTGAGTGAGTGGGCTGATCGTTATGCGTTCTTGTCTGCTGAATCGAGTGCAGAAGCTGGCCGGTGGCACACGCTGCCGTATCAGAAAGGAATGATGGACGCGGTGACTGATCCGGCTGTGGAGCAGATCACGGTAATGAAGTCAGCGCGTGTCGGTTACACCAAGATGATCAACCACGCGATTGGGTATTACGTTCATCAGGACGCTTGTCCGATCATGGTTGTGCAGCCGACTGTGGAGGACGCGCAGGGCTACTCCAAAGAAGAGATTGCCCCGATGTTGAGAGACACGCCTTGTCTGGCTGGCTTGATAAGTGAGTCGAAAGCGAAGGACGGGAACAACACGATTCTGCAGAAGAATTTTCCAGGCGGTACGTTGTCGCTTGTGGGGGCTAACTCACCGCGTGGCTTTAGGCGTGTGAGCAGAAGGGTTGTGTTGTTTGATGAGGTTGACGGTTATCCGGCATCAGCAGGATCTGAGGGTGACCAGATCAAGTTGGGTATTAAGCGGACTGAGTATTACTGGAACCGCAAAATCATTGCCGGCAGCACGCCGACGGTGAAAGACTTCAGCCGCATTGAGCGGATGTTTGAGGAGTCAGACCAGCGCAGGTATTACGTCCCTTGCCCAGAGGAAGGATGCGGGCACATGCAATATCTGAAATGGGCAAACATCCGGTGGACTGATAACGATCCGGAGACTGCGGCCTATGCGTGCGAGAGCTGCGGGACGTTGATTCCGCACTCAAAGAAACGGTGGATGGTTGAGCGCGGTGCGTGGCGGGCTACTGCACCGGGCAACGGAAAGCACGCAGGGTTTCACATTTGGGCTGCGTACAGCTACAGCCCCAACGCGAGGTGGGCTGATCTTGTTGCTGAGTTTTTAGAGGCCAAGGCAAACCCTGAGCAGCTGCGGGTCTGGATCAACACCACGCTGGGTCAAACGTGGTCTGACGATTACAGCAGCGCGATGAGCGCTGAGGTTTTGCTTGAGCGTTGTGAGGATTATCAAGAGGGAGTTTTGCCGGCTGGGGTGCTGGCGGTCACGATTGGCGTTGACGTTCAGGGTGGCGGTGGGACGCTTGGGGAGAGATTGGCAATCAGCGTGTGGGGCTGGGGCCGGAAGGAAGAGGGTTTCTTGATCCAGTACGTCGAGATTGCAGGTGACCCGACGCGATCTGAGGTTTGGAAGCGGCTTGATGATTTTGTGATGCGTCGTTGGCCGCATGAGCTAGGCGGCAGCCTGAAGGCTGACTTCACAGCTGTGGACTCAGGCGGTTTGGCAACGTCTGAGGTTTATCAATACGCCAGAGAGCGGAAGGCGCATGGCGTCATTGCCATCAAGGGTCAGAGCCAGCGGGACAAGCCACCGATTGGCAAGGCCACAAGGGTGGACATCAACGCCAATGGCAAGACGTTAAAGAAGGGCGCAAGTCTGTTCCCTGTTGGCGTTCACAACATCAAGAACACAATGGCTGGCCGTTTGAAGTACACCGAGCCGGGCGAAGGCTATTTGCACTTTCACGCAACGACTGGTGAGGAGTTTTTCAAGATGCTTACGGCTGAAGCGCAAAAGATAAAATTCGTAAACGGCTTTCCGCAGCGGATCTGGGTCAAGAAAGGCGGCGCTAGGAATGAATCATGGGACGGATTGATTTATTGCTATGCCTGTTTGCAGTTGCTCTATCGGAAATACGATCGCAGAACCATTTGGGATCAGTTGGAAAAGCGCCTCGATCAGCCGCTAAGATCAAAGGAAGTAAAGGCGAAGCCGGCTGCCTCGGCGTCGTTCGTTAGTAACTGGTGAAGCCGTGACACAACTTCCGGACAAAATCAGGGCAGGCGACACGATCAAATGGCGAGTTGATGCAAGCCGGGACAACCTTGGCAACTCGATTGATAGCGGTAACTCGACCTTGAAGTATTACTTCAGGACCAACACCCACAGTCAAGCGCACACAGCCACTGGCACATCGTTTGGCTTGGGTTGGGAGTTCACGATTAGCTCATCAGACTCTGATGGGTTTGACGCTGGTGTCTGGTTTTTTCAGGCTATTGCAACGTATGGCAGCGAAACGGTAACGCTTGCTTCTGGTCAGATTGAAGTTCTGGCCGGTCTTGATTACACAAGCAACGCCGCTGCATTTGACGGCAGAACTCAGGCTGAAAAGGATTTAGCTGCTGTTACAAAAGCAATCAGAGATATTGCTAACGGCAATACCGTCAAGAGTTACAGCGTTGCAGGTCGCAGTTTGACTCGATATGAAATGTCAGACCTGATCGCTTTGGAATCTAAGCTCAAGTTTGAGGTGCAGCGCGAGCGCCGCGCCGCGCTGATTGCCAATGGCAAAGGCGATCCTTTTAACCTCTTTGTTCGATTCTGATGAGCCTGGCAACGCGATTTTTTCGGGCTCTGGGTTATGAGCCACGCCGTCCGCGACGGCGTCAGTACGAAGGCGCGACAATGAGTCGCCTCACGTCTAGCTGGGTGACTGGCGGGACGAGTGCAGATGCCGAGGTGCATAGCAGCCTTGCCAGGTTGCGCAACCGTGCACGTCAGCTGGTGCGCGACTCGGATTATGCGCGGCAAGCCAAGCGCGCTGTGATGAACAACGTAATTGGCACGGGAATTAAGCTGCAGGCACAAGTGATGATGCAGCGCGGTGGTCGTCTTGATGAAGATCTAAACAAACGCATTGAGAAGGCTTGGAAGTATTGGGGATATAAGAACTATTGCGACGTGGCTGGTCGTCTGTGCTTTGCCGACATTGAGCGCATGGTTGTTGGCGCAATGTGCGAATCCGGCGAGGTGTTTGTCAGGGTGATTCGTCGTCCGTTTGGCGGTAGTCAGATTCCTTTTGCGCTTCAAATTATTGAGTCAGATCAACTTGACGAGACTTACACGGGCAAGAGCAGCGCTAATGGCAATGAATGGCGCATGGGTGTTGAGGTCGATAAGTTTGGCCGCGCTGTGCAATATGCGTTCCTGCAAAAACATCCTGGGGATGCGCCATTTAGCGGCACTGCCGCAAAGCGGCACTTAATGTTGTCGGCTGATGAGGTGTTGCATCTCTACATCCAAGAACGCCCAGGCCAGACGCGTGGCGTGACTTGGTTTGCGTCAGCAATCAAGCGTCTGCATCATCTTGCTGGTTATGAAGAGGCAGAAGTCATTCGTGCCCGCGCATCGTCCAGCCTAATGGGCTTTATAACCACCACTGAAGGTGAGTTGGGAACACCTGAGGAGGTTTACGACAATGATAGGGTTGATTCGTTCGCTCCTGGCGTCTTCAAATATCTGCAGCCCGGCGAATCTGTGACAGTGCCGTCATTAGATGCACCTGACGGGCAGTTTGAGCCGTTTACGCGTGGGATGCTGCGTGCTGTCGCTGCCGGTATTGGCACCAGTTACGAAAGCGTGAGCCGTGATTACAGCCAATCGAACTACAGCAGCAGCCGGCTGGCGATGCTTGAGGACCGCGATAACTGGCGGTCAATCCAACGCTTTCTGATTGAAAACTTTCATCAGCCGGTGTTCAACATGTGGCTTGAGATGGCGGTGATGGGTGGTGCCCTTGATCTGCCTGCTTATGAGGCAAGCCCTGAGCGTTACCGGACAATCAAGTGGTGTCCGCGCGCCTATGGGTACGTGGACCCGCAGAAGGAAGTTGCTGCTTACAAGGCAGCTGTGCGCTGCGGCTTCAAGACGCTTGCCGATGTTGTGGCTGAGCAAGGCGGCGACCTTGATGATCTGCTCAAGCAACGTCAGGCAGAGCTGGCAATGCTCGATGAGATGAACATCGTTCTGGATACTGATCCGAGCGAAGTCAATGGCGGTGGTGGTGTTCAGCCCGGCTTAGGCATGGGTGCAATTCCAGCTTTTGATGAAACAGAGCGACCGGGCGAGGAAGAACAGCAAGAGCCTGAGGCCGAGGAGGTCCCGGAAGAACAGATTGAGCCTGTAGTCGAGCCGGAGGTGACACAAGATGGCGACGATTGAAGGGGTTGAGATTGACCTGATGCCTACTAAAGGCATGAGGGAGGAGGCACAGCGTTATCGCGATTGGAAGGCTGATGGCGAAGCTGGCGGCACTGAGGTTGCCGCCCGCAGGGCCACGCAGATTTTGAGTGGTGACGAGCTAAGCGCTGACACTGTGATTGCCATGAATGCTTGGTTTGCTCGCCACGAAGTGGACAAACAGGGTCAAGGTTTTAGTCAGGGAGAGGATGGCTATCCATCAGCTGGCAGAGTTGCATGGGCAGCATGGGGAGGAGATGCAGGAAAGAGGTGGTCTGCCGGTAAAGCAGATAGAATCAAGGCAATTCGTGATAGGAGCATGGACACGAATCGGGCTGAACCTGACGAATTATCTGTGGGCGATTTTGTCCAATGGAATTCATCTGGCGGCCAAGCAAAAGGCAAGATTGACCGCATCGAGCGTGACGGCTCAATCAATGTGCCGGATTCAGATTTCACGATTAACGGTGATGAGGATGATCCCGCTGCCCTGATCACTGTTTATCGCGAAGGCGACGACGGCTGGGAAGCACAAGACGTGCAAGTTGGTCATCGCTTCTCAGCGCTGACCAAAATCCCTGCACTGCGTTGGCTTGAGGGCAAGAACTACAAGCGCAGCGAAGCCACAACCTTTGATGAGGTTGAGGAGCGCACATATCAGTTCCCGTTCTCCTCTGAGTTTCCGGTTGAGCGTTATTTCGGTAGTGAAATACTGAGTCACGAAAAAGGCGCAGCAGATCTTGACCGGCTGAATGACAGCGCACCGCTGTTGTTCAACCACGATCCTGATCGTGTGATCGGGGTCGTTGAGCGTGCCTACATCGACGAAAAGAAACGTCGCGGTTACACGCAAGTGCGGTTTAGCCGCAATGAATTCGCTCAGGAAGTTCTGAGCGATGTTCGGGATGGCATTCTTCGAAATGTCTCCTTTGGCTACTCCATTGACAAAATGGAGGAGCGAGAAGGTGGCGATTTTGTCGCCACATCTTGGAGGCCATATGAGGTCTCGGTCGTTTCGATCCCCGCTGATCCGGGGGTCGGGATTGGCCGTTCCTTAGTGGACTCCGAACCTGCAAAAGCTGCTCCGGCAGCACCTACCCAAACTGTTCCTGAAATGGAAAACACTGCACCTGATCTGCAGCAGGTGCGGGCCGAAGCCGCTGAGGCTGAGCGTTCCCGCATCGCTGGCATTTCTGCCTTGTGCTCTAAGCACGAACTTGAAGACATGGGCCGGCAACTCATTGAGGGTGGCCGTTCTATTGATGAGGCCCGCGCTGCCGTGCTGGATAAGCTCGGCGCTAAACCTGTTGAAGCTGTCAAGCCTGTTGAGCTTGAGCAGCGTGATCACAGCAACTATCAGATTGCTGACGGTCTCCGCGCAATGCTGACCGGAGATTGGTCCTCCCGCGGTGCCGGCTTGGTCCGCGAACTGAGCCAAGAGGTCATGCGCAGCTCTGGCCTTTCCGCCAGCTCTGAGCGTTCTTTCTACGTTCCGTTCAGCGCACTGACCCGCGCCACCTATGCGACCTCTGGTGCCACCACTGGCGGCAACTTGGTTGAGACTGATCTCATGGATCAGGACTTTATTGAGGCTCTGCGTAATGCGTCCCCGGTGATGGCTCTTGGCGTTCGCAGCATGACCGGCCTTGTCGGTGATGTGGCAATTCCTCGCCGCTCAGGAGTGGCTTCGACGTATTACCTCTCGTCGGAAACCACTGCAATTACTCAAAGTGAGAGCACCTTCGACCAGGTACAACTCCAACCAAAGAACCTGGCAGCACTGTCCAAGTACAGCCGCCAAACCCTCATCCAGGCCACCCCTGGCATTGAGAGCCTGGTCCGCACCGACCTGACCGACGGCATCCTGGCCGCTCTGGATTCGGCCATCATCAACGGCTCCGGTTCCTCCGGTCAGCCCACCGGTATCCGCAACGTGTCGGGCATCGGCTCCGTCGCCATGGGCACCAATGGTGGTGCACTGACCATGGAGAAGGTGGTTGATCTTGAAACTGAGATCCTGCAAGACAACGCCTTGGTGGGCAACGCCATGGCGTATGTCACCAACGCCAAGGTTGTTGCTGGACTGAAGAAACTGCGCGCTGGTGGTTCCACCACTACTGACGGTTCCTTCCTGTTCAACTCTGACCTGCAGGCCATTGGCCGTGGCCCCACTCCGCTGACTCTGAACGGCTACCCGCTTGCCACTACCAATGCAATTCCCTCCAACCTGACCAAGGGCAGCGCTTCCAGCGTTTGCTCGGCTCTGGTTGCTGGTGACTTCAGCCAAGCAATGGTTGGCTTCTACGGCAACGGTCTTGAGATCGTTGTGGGTGAAGATTCTGACGACTTCGCCAAGGCTCTTAGCTCGGTTCGCGGCATCATCTCCTTCGATGTTGCTGTGCGCCACGCTCAGTCCTTCGCAAGCATCGAAGACATCACCACCGCTTGATAACGGGAAGGGGGCCGGCAACGGTCCCTTTTTTTTCTTATGAAAATCACCTGCACAAGAGGCGTCATGGCATCTGGCAAAGCCCTTGAGGCTGGTCAGACTTATGACGTGTCCGACAAAGACGGCGCTTTGCTAATCACCATGGGCAAAGCTGTCGAAGCAAAGGCCGAGGAGGCCAAGCCTAAACGCACCCGCAAACCTAAGGCTGATGGCGCTAGCTGATTTCCTAAGCAATGACCTAGATGTCTTTTTTGACGATCCTTTCGGGGTGTCTGCAACAGCAGGTGCGACGACGGGAAAGGTCTTGTTTGATCAGCCTGACCAAGTCTTAGCCGGTGGCATGATCCTGTCTACGGACTATCAGATCACCGCTAAGGCTTCTGAATTTGGAACACTGACGGCAGACGATGCGATCACTGTCGATTCGGTGAATTACACCGTGAGAGAGACACGCCTGTTGGGTGATGGGCTGCTCTGTGAAATCACGCTTCAGAAGACATGACGACAAAGCGCGAATCAATCCTGGCTGATATTGCCTCAAGCCTTGCAGGCACGGTGCAGGTTGGAACGCGCATCTATCGCAGCCGTGTTGTGCCGCTGAGTCGCGGTGAGTCGCCAGCGATTGTGATTGAGCCAACTGGTGACACGCCTGCATATAGCTTGAGGCTTGACCGGCTGGACTGGAGCCTGGACGTTCGTGTGTCGATCATTGTCCGCTCTGCTGTGCCAGACAACGCGGCTGATCCGATCGTTGAAGACGTACACAGCAAGATGATGAATGACCTGACGGCAGGTGGTTACGCGATCGATGTTGAGCCAGGTTCTGTGAGCTTTGAGCAGATCGATGCTGATCAACCAGCTGGCGTGATTGGCATGAACTTTGTTGTTAAATACAGGACGACATTGACAGATCTCAGCACTGGTTGACTTTGCTAAGATCGACTTAGGAAACCTGCCGGCGGAGTCATGCCCCTGCTGTCTAGAAAGCGGCTGATTCTGGCCGAAATTGAGTCGAGTTACGGAACCGACCCGACACCAACTGAAGCAAGCAATTTCATTCAGGTGCGGAACGTAGAGGTGACACCTCTTGAGGTTGAGACTGTGAGCCGGGAGCTTGTGCGTCCTTTTTTGGGCCAATCTGATCAGCTGCTGGCTTCTGAACGTGTTGTGGTCAACTTTGAAGTTGAACTAACAGGTTCTGGAACTGCTGGCACTGCTCCGGCTTATGGGCCATTGCTTAAGGCTTGCCGTTGCACTGAGACAGTAGTGGCCAGCACAAGCGTTACATATGCGCCGAACAGTGACGCAACCCCTGACTCTGTCACCATTTACTTCAAGAACGACGGAGTGCTTCATAAGGCCACTGGTTGCCGTGGCACTTTTAGTCTGAACTGTGAGGTTGGGCAGATTCCGTCGATCTCTTTTGAGATGACTGGTATTTACAACGCGCCTAGTGACAGCGCAATCAGTGCGACTACGGTTGCCAACCAAGCTGATCCGCTGGTGTTCAAAAACGGCAACACGTCTAGTTTCCAGGTGTTCAGCTACAACGGCGCACTGCAATCGCTGAGCTTTGAGCTGTCAAACGAAGTGATTTACCGCGAATTAGTTGGTGGGACGAAAGGTGTTGACATTGTGAACCGTGCTCCTTCTGGTGAGTGTGTGATCGAAGCCGTCACTATCGCAACAAAGGATTTTTTCACGGCTGCTACCGGTAGCAGCACCGGAAACTTGACTTTCGAGCACGGGACAACTGCTGGCAACATTGCCACCTTTACTGCAGCTCAAATCGATTTGGGTGGCCCTGCTTACAGCGATCAGGACGGCATTCAGATGTTAACTTTGCCATACATTGCCACGCCAACATCAGCAGGCAATAATGATTTCAGTTTAATTTTCTCCTAATGGCGCTTGTCCTTAAAGACTCTGACTCGTACAGCTGGCCGATCGTTTACAGGCTGCCTGTTTCAGGAGGACGGCGAGAAAAGCAAGAGTTTGAGGCAGAGTTTAAGCGTCTGCCTCAATCTCGAATTACTAAGATTCAAGAGCTAGTGCAGCAACGCATCGACGGCGAAGAGGTCGACATTTCTGATGTGAGCATTGCTGATGAGGTCTTGGTTGGCTGGGAAGGCATCGTTGACGGTGACGGTGAGCTTTTGCCGTTTACACGCCGCACGAAAGAGCAGTTGTTAGAGCTGCCGATGATGGCGGGCACCTTGATTGAGGCTTATTTCAATTCGCTTGTGGAGGAAAAGCGGGGAAACTAATCGGGGCCGCTAAGTATTGGGCTGGCGGCGTAGAGATTGACGAGACAGCAGAAGACGCAAAACTGTTCGGCATTGAACTGTTAGAGAAAAAGCGGGTCAATGATTTTGAGGTGATTCCTGCTGCCTGGCCTGCTGTTTGCATGTTCCTGAAGCTGCAGACGCAATGGCGGATTAGCACTGGGGCGATCGTTGGTCTTGATTACAGCGCGGTTCGTTGGTTGTTTGAGTTATATGAGGTAGTTGAGCCGCGCAAGATGCTCGATGATTTGCAGATCATTGAAGCTACAGTGGTTGAGACCCTTAATCAGCGCGAGAAATAGCCATGGCTATGGACATGACCACCGCGCTGACTATTAAGGCGAATGTTGTTGGTCAGAGTCAGATTGGCGGATTAGAGAAAGGCCTAGGCAAGGTCACGGGACAAACCAACAAAGCAACAACGGCAATGGGCCGTTTGCGTGGGGCGGCTTCTGGTGCGTTAGGCGCGTTGCGTACTTTGGCGCCGGCTTTAGGGGTGGCAGGAATTGCAGTATTTGCCAAAAGCAACCTAGATGCTGCTGATTCAATGTCGAAGCTGTCGGAGCGGACTGGTATAGCGGCTCCGACATTAGACAAGTTTCGCAAGGTTGCAGAGCTAAGCGACACGAGCATTGAAAGCCTTGAACGTGCGTTTCCGGCTCTGACTAAAAACATGGACACGGCCGCCCAGAAAGCCAAAGGGCCTGCTTTTGAAGCCTTTGAGCGTTTAGGCGTCTCCTTTAAAGATTCAAGCGGAAACCTCCGAGATGCTGATGCTGTGATGCTTGACATTGCAGATCGTTTCCAAGGAATGGCGGATGGGTCTGAAAAAGCAGCACTGGCATCTTCTATTTTTGGAACCCGTATCGGTTCAGAGTTGATTCCGTTGCTCAACAGTGGCGGTGACGCTGTCCGCGACATGGGCACCTCCTTGACTCAGGAATTTGCAGATAAAGCTGCAAATTTTAATGACCGTTTGGAAAAGATGCAGGAAAAGTTCGGGGATCTTGGTTTGAGATTGACAGAGGCGCTACTGCCGGCGCTTGAGTCATTGGTTGGCATCCTTGATGGTGCAATGAACGCATTTAACGCGCTGCCTGGCCCTGTTAAAAGCGTTGTTGCTGGCGTGACTGCATTAGCCGTGGCAATGGGTATTTTGGCACCAGTTATCGGCTTAGTTAAGGCTGGCTTTGTTGCGCTGGGTGCCTTGAAGATCGGCGCAACACTTGCAGGGTTTGCACCTGTGATTGTAAGCGTTGGCAGCGCTCTCAGTGGTCTGCTGCCGATTATTGCCGGAGTGTTCACCGGTCCCGTGGGCTGGGCTGCGTTGCTAATCGGCGCAGGCGCTGCAATCTTTGCTTTTAGGGATCAAATTGGTGAGTTTTTGGGTAACTTGCTACAGCCGTTTCAAGATGTGTTTTCGGCTATTGGTGAAGCAATGCGAGCACCTTTTGAGGCTGTTGTTGGTTTTATTAAAGGCATTATTAACAACGTTCTTAGCTTTGTTGGCAAGGCAATTAACGCAACAATTGACAAAATTAATTCACTAATCCGAGGCGTAAACAAAATCTCAAGCAAGGTCGGCATTCCTGCCATCCCCTCAATTCCAAGCGTACAAATTCCTCAGTTTGCAAAAGGCGGGATGGTCAACGGGGCTCAGTTGGCAGTCGTTGGTGAGGCTGGGCCTGAGTACATTGTTCCAGCTGGCAAAGCGCAAGGATTTGCGCAGAACATTCTTGCTGGGATTCGTGGTCCTGGGGCCATTCCTGCTTATGCAGAAGGCGGCTATGCTGGGCCTGTAAACATCACTACAGGCCCAGTGATGCAGCAAGGCGGCACAAATTACGTCACTATGGCGCAGTTTGAAGCAGGCATTCGAGATGTAGCTTCTGCCGTCACGCGAGGAGGTCGCAGCTATGGCGCACGCCGATTTGCAGGGATTAGCTAATGAGCAGCAATAGAGCACAATCTCAGCTCTTGCGTATTTACACCTCGGGGGGCTCTGATCATTACCTGTGGCAAAATTTTTATGTCAACCAGACAGTCACTATCTCATCAAAATCTTACAGGTTTTTCCCTTTTACTTGGGACGGCATTGGCGAAAGCTCAGCTATTGGCGAGCAAACGATAGAGCTGATTTTACCTGCCACCTCTCTGGCAATCTCTGCTTTTCAGGCAGCGTTTACCTCTAAGCATCTTTGTGAATTAAAAACCTATGAATTTGACTCACGCTTAGGAGTTAGCGCGCCACAGTCCAGCCAAACACTGATTGGAAGCTTTCTGGGCTATGTTTCGACAATGAGCAGTTCTTTGACTGAGCTGTCAGTTTCGCTTGGCTCTACGATTGCGCCAGTTGGCGCGCAGATCCCAAGTCGCACCGCGTCAAATCGCTTAATAGGTGTCCCAATTCAGCTATGAGCATTCGCGTTCAAGATCCCTTGTTTTTGCTGTCGGCGCAGACCGGCTTGAGCGTTGGCGAGCTTCAAGTTAAAGCAGCGGATGGGAATCCTGATTTAGAAAAAAAGCAAGAGGCGCTCAAAACTGGAGAGCCGATCCCAATCCTGTTCTGTCGCTTTAGGAGCGGAAATGGCGGCGTCATGGTGCAGCCGAAGATCTCTGAGGCTTTTTTCTCAAATTCAATCGTTGAAAACACGTATTCAACAGACGGCGGCTCAACTGTTTTTGGCTTTCCCATTGAAAGACTTGAGCTTAAGTATCTTTTAGTTTTGGGCGAGGGGAATATGTCGCAGCTGCAAGTTAGGGACATATTTTACGGAACTTGCAGGCGTGGCACATTCAACCAAACATATAACGGCAGGGCTGGTGCATGGAGTCCAGGCAACAATATCGACAATTACCATGACTCTGTTGCCACTCCTAATGCACAGGGGCGTTACGTTATCAACTTTGCTAATTTAAATCAAGGCCAGTCAGTTAAATACCCAAAAGCCACATACTACAAAGGTCAAAATAACACTATCTACGCCATAAGACACAAGGAGTACGGATTCCCTGTGTTTTGTGGTACGTCTGGCTTATACAGCGGGCTGACAACTTTGAGCTTTGAATACGACTTAGATGATGCTGATTCTGAAGATATAGGAAAGACTGTAAATGTTTTTATCAGGAACGGGCTTCAGGTTACGCGTTTGGTTGATAGTGTTGCTGGGGCATCAGACAATTTCGTTGATCTCGTCAAGTATTTATTCCAGACGAATAATCGCCTAGTTGACGACTTGATTGACAACACAGCGTTGACCACAGCAGCAAAATTTGCAGACGTAAATGGGTTTTTGTTTAATGGTGAGCTAAAAAAGAGTCAGAACCTGCTTGATTGGCTGCAATCAACTTCTGTTAATTTTTTGCTGCGTCTTTCTAACTCTGGCGGCAAATTTGGCTTATTGCCGCGATTGCCTTACAACGCTGATTTTACCATAAAGACGACTCAAGTGACTCCTGAATTTACTTTCACAGAAGAGCACGTTGTTAAAGGCGGTTTCGAACTTTCGTATATCAGCCTTGAGGATCGTGAACCGGTTTGCTTTGTCGTCCAATGGCGTCAGCAGCCTGAGGCTGATTTTGGGCTTGTGCGCACTGTTCAAGTCAAATATGCAAACGAAGCTGTTAATGGTCCGTTTGTAACCATTGATATGAGCGGTTACTGCACGAATGAGAATCATGCAGTGAAGGTTGGTGCGTTCCGCTTGGCGCAGCGCAAATTTATTACGCATCATCTACGGCTGACTGTGCGTGAGCGCAGCTATAACGCTTCTTTGACTGTTGGCGATCTTGTCCGTGTCCGTTTGCGTCGTGAAACAAATGAGGGTCAGGTTGAATATCACGACAAGCTATACGAAATTAATAGGATTGAAAAAACATTTGCCAGTACGATTGTCTACGATTTAACTCATTTTCCGATTGACACGCAAGGCCGCAGCATTATTGCGCGTGAGGT